TGATGAAATCAATTGAGTTTGCCAGAGAGTTGCAATCGTATGTTGATGATGTTCGCGTAATAAAATTAACAGATGACCTAAAATACAGAAACCCAGAAGACTTTGACAAGTTGACCAACGTAGGAGAATAACATGGAATTATCGCTTATACGCTCTTTGATGAGCAAAGAGTTTTACAATGACCACCGTGGTGCTAAATGTCCTGACCGCTTATTCAGTAAGGATGCCCGTAAAATTAAACAATCACTTGACCGGGCTATGGAGCGTTACTCACGCGACATAACACCTGACGAAGTGCAAGCACTGTTTATGGCAGACAACCCGACTATGACTACAGCTACTAAGCAGGGCTTTGATGCTCTGTTTGATAAGATAAAGCGTGAGCCAGCTATGGGTGCTGATATTGCACAGGACGTTTTGTCCAAGCTATTTCAGCGTGTTATTGGCGAGGATATTGCTAGTCTTGGTGTAGACTATGTGTCCGGTAGCAAGAGTAGCCTTGAGCCTTTACGGCATTTGCTTGAGCAATATGGAGATGACTTCACTCCTAATCTTAACATTGAGTGGGATGACATCGACATGGATACGCTGATGTCTAAGGCTGACCTTGAGGCACGGTGGTCTTTTAACATATCCAGCCTGACACGCAAGGTGGATGGTGTGAACGATGGTCATCTGATTGAAGTGGGCGCACGGCCCAACACAGGTAAGACATCATTCCATGCCAGCCTGATTGCTGCGCCCGGTGGATTTGCAGCACAGGGGGCTAACTGCATTATCCTGTGTAACGAAGAGGGATATCACAGAGTGGGTGCGCGGTATCTTACGGCAGCTACCGGGATGACCATGCAAGAGATTAAGCAAAATCCAAGTGCAGCCCGTGACTTGTATGCGCCTGTCAGAGAGCGTATTAAGATTAAGGATGCTACTGGTCGTGATATGGCATGGGTTGAATCTGTGTGTAAGTCGTACAAGCCTGACATCGTGTTGCTTGACATGGGGGATAAGTTTGCCAAGACAGGCGGTTTTGCCCGTACTGATGAAGCACTCAAGGCTAATGCTGTACATGCCCGTATGATTGCCAAAGAGTATGGCTGTGCCATCTTCTACATGTCCCAGCTATCTGCAGAGGCAGAGGGCAAGGTGCTGCTCAATCAGAGCATGATGGAAGGCAGTCGTACAGGTAAGGCAGCAGAGGCAGACCTTATGATTCTGATAGCTAAGAACCCACCTGTCGAGGGTCAGGATGAAGAGGACACGCAACGTCATCTTAACGTCGTGAAGAATAAGTTGACAGGGTGGCACGGCAGTATACATTGCGAACTTGAATACAAGACAGCGAGGTATACAGCATGAAACTAACACTTGATGTGGAGAACACCGTTACCAAGCGTGATGGCAAGATGCACCTTGACCCCTTTGAGCCAGAGAACTCACTGACTATGGTGGGTATGCTAAGTGACCAAGGAAACAAGGCTATTGTTACCTTTGACCACAGCGAGGAGCCAGCCACAGGCTTTGGCAGGGAAATGGTACAGGATTGGCTAGACCAAACCACAGTGCTTATTATGCACAACGCAGCACACGACTTACTGTGGCTATGGGAGTCTGGCTTTAAGTATGATGGTCCAGTGTTTGACACGATGTTAGCAGAGTATGTTATGCAGCGTGGTATTAAAGAGCCATTGTCCCTTGAAGCATGTGCAGAGCGTTATGAGTTGGATACTAAGAAGCAGGACACACTCAAACAATACTTTGCAAAGGGATATAGCACACGCGATATACCGTGGGAAGAATTGACCATGTATCTGTCGGCTGACTTACATGCTACGCAGCAGCTTTCTGACAAGCTAATACTACGCCTAAATAGTAAGGAAGACAGCGGCTTACGCAGTACTGTTGACCTGACTAATCAAGTGGCTATATGTCTGTCACACATTTATCAGCGTGGGTTTAAGGTAGACATGCTGGCTCTTGAAAAGGTGCAATCAGAGTTTGAGCAAGAGCGTAGTGACCTGATTGATAGTTTGCAAAGCCATGTTAAGAAACTGATGGGTGACACACCTATCAACCTTAATAGCCCAGAGCAGCTTGGCTGGGTGGTATATGGTCGCAAGGTTATGGACAAGGCAGAGTGGGGTCAGAAGATTGACCCATACATGGATGGCCCTGACTTTAATAACATGGTGCAGTATGGCACAGAACTTTTATACAAAACAAAAGCAGAGCAATGCTATACATGTAAAGGCACAGGTCAGGCGTATAAGACACGCAAGGATGGTAGTCCGTTCAGTCGCTCACATAAATGTAAAGACTGTGATGCGCAGGGTTATATCTTTAAGCCTACGTCTACACGGGCAGGATTACGCTTTAAGCCGCCGTCAGCTAAGTGGCTTAGTGCCAATGGATTTAGCACAAGTAAGGGTAATCTTGAGACATTGGAGAAAGCAGCACGTGTCAAAAATATGACAGATGCTGTGGAGTTCCTGTCAAAAGTTCGACGCTTGTCTGCCGTGGAAACATACCTGTCATCCTTTGTGGAAGGTATACGCACTCACACAAAGAGTGATGGCAAGCTGCATGTCCGTTTATTGCAGCATCGCACGGCCACTGGTCGTTTCTCTGGGGCAGACCCCAACATGCAGAATATGCCAAGAGGTGGTACATTCCCTGTAAAGAAGGTGTTTGTATCACGGTTTAATAACGGTAAGATTATGGAAGCTGACTTTGCACAGTTGGAGTTCCGCACTGCCGCATACTTATCACAAGATGGAGTTGCAATTGAAGAAGTGTCTACTGGATTTGATGTACACTCATACACCTCTAAGGTTATTACCGATGCTGGTCAGCCTACGGACAGACAGACTGCGAAAGCGCATACATTCGCGCCGTTATATGGAGCGACTGGCTTTGGAAGAACGCCAGCGGAAGCAGAATACTACACGCACTTCACGCAGAAGTACCAAGGTGTGGCCGCTTGGCACTCCCGATTGGCTAAAGAAGCTATAAATACAGGTAAGATTACAACACCATCTGGTCGTGAGTTTGCCTTTCCAAACGTCGTGCGTAAGTCTAGCGGCAGAGTGTCACACTTTACGCAGATAAAAAACTATCCTGTGCAGTCGTTTGCGACAGCAGATATTGTGCCTATCGCATTGTTGCACATAGATAAATTACTTGACGGTATGCAGTCCTGTGTGGTAAATACCGTGCATGACTCAATCGTTATTGACATTCACCCTGATGAAGAAAGGAGAGTTATTGACATAATACAAGAGACTAACAAAGAATTGCCTAACTTGATTACTATACGTTGGGGGTTAGTATTCAATGTTCCATTGGAACTAGAGGCAAAAATTGGCCCCAACTGGCTTGACACAAAAGATGTGTCGTGATATAACTAGGGTTTTAAAACTCAAAGGAAGGAGTATAAAGTATGGAATTGACAACCATTGACACTAACAACTATGCCATGATGGCAAAGGCTATGGGCCTTTCGGCAGAGGTTACAGATAAGAAGAGCAGTAATCTTCCCCGCTTGCGTATTAACCATTCGCCTATTATTGGAGCAGATAAGGTGCTAGTTAAGGCTGGTACATATCGTTTAGAAGTTCCAGACGGTCCTACCTACTACGGGGAGTCTGCGATAATTCGTCCCTACATGCAACGCTTTATGTACAAGCGTTTTATCAAAGGTATGGGTGATACACCTAACCGTTACGTTAAGACTGTAATGGCTGACAACCTGAACATGGACTTGAAAGATAATGATGGTGGGTTTAACTGTGGTAAACCGGCTGGGTACATTGAGGATTTCAAAGCCCTTCCGCAAACCATGCAAGACTTGATTCGCCAGATTAAGCGGGTACGTGCGGTATTTGGGACGATTGAATTGCTTGATGCAGTCACACCCAAAGGTGATTCTGTCAAGGTGGATGTACAGCCATTCATCTGGGAGATTGACAATCGTGACGCATTTAAGGAAATTGGCTTGGTCTTTACCAAACTGGCAAAGATGCAGCGTCTTCCTGTGCAGCATGATATTGTTTTGAACACTTTGCAGCGTGAGTTGCCAAATGGTAACAGCTTTTATCTGCCAACAGTGTCACTCAATCTTAACAACACGTTAGATATTGAGGAGAGTGAGCATAGCACGTTTAGCGATTTCCTCTCTTGGATTGAGAACTACAATACCTACATTCTCAATGCTTGGACTGAAAAGGCCAACGAGAAAATGGAAGAAGACGATATTGATGTAGTCGATGACTTAGTTGATATTGAAGTTGAAGAGGTAGCGTAATGAACCACCCTGCTGAACTGGCTGTGCATCAGTACATGGAGAACGCTGTTAAGGGTAAGTCCTCAATGTCAGAGGATACCATTAAACAGGTAGGCCAAGATGTAATGAATGCACTTCAACGTCAGTTTGGTGGGGGTAACAAGCGAGACAAGTTTGGACTACGTATGTCTAATGTAGGTAGGCCAACTTGTCAGCTTTGGTTTGAGAAGAACGAACCAGAGAAAGCGTTACCCTTTCCAACAACATTCGTAATGAACATGATGCTTGGAGACATCGTTGAAGCTGTCTTCAAGGGACTTCTAAAAGAAGCAGGAGTAAAGTATGAAGATGATGAAAAAGTCACTCTGCAACTTGATGATGATACATCCATCACTGGCACCTATGATATTGTTATTAATGGTGCTGTTGATGACATCAAGTCAGCATCTAATTGGTCATATACTAACAAGTTTGAATCCTTTGACACTCTTAGACAGGGTGATGCTTTTGGGTATGTAGCGCAGCTTGCTGGCTATGCCAAGGCTTCAGGCAAACGTGCTGGTGGCTGGTGGGTAGTAAATAAAGCCAATGGTCAATTTAAATATGTACCCGCCACTGGTATAGATGTGAATAAAGAAGTTAGTAAAATTAAAGACACGGCAGATACTATCCAAGAAAACAGATTTGAACGCTGCTTTGATGCTGTGCCAGAAACATTTAGGGGTAAGCCTACAGGAAATAAAATATTAGGAACTGAGTGTAGTTTTTGTCGCTATAGGTTTTCGTGTTGGCCAAACCTACAAGAATTACCTGCCGTTGCGTCACAAGCCAAGCAGCCTAAAACTGTAGCATACGTAAGTTTGGCAGAACAATATGCCTAATTATACAGCATTTCGCGCAGCTAGAAAATATGGGTATAGGAGTGGTTTAGAACATAAGCTATCTGTTTATCTGGATGAACTCAAAGTCAAGTATGATTATGAAAACATCAAGATTGAATGGGAAGACTTGGCCTACCGCACCTATACCCCTGACTTCATACTTAATAATGGTATCATCATTGAGACAAAGGGTATGTTTATAGCGGCAGATAGACGCAAGCATCTTGCAATTAAAAGACAACACCCTAAGTTAGACATACGTTTTGTGTTTGAGAATAGCAGACGCAAACTACGCAAGGGTGCTAAGTCTACATATGCACAGTGGTGTATTAAGTATGGGTTTAGATACTATGACCGCATCATACCAGAAGATTGGCTTAAAGAAAAAGGTAAGAACAAACATCCTAAGTTTATCAAGTTTAGTGGAACCAAAGTGAAAAGGAGCAAAAAATGATAGAAAAAAAGTTTAACACAGAAGATATAGTTGTTCGTATTCGTCCCACTATAGATAAATCTACAGAGGAATGGACGGGTGACATAGATATAAGTATAATATCCTTTCCTAATAATCCACTAAACGATGAAGACTATTCACAGCTAATGCATTTTACTAAGATGATGTGTGCTGCTGTTCCTATCATGGAAGACAGTCAACAGATTAGAGATGCAATCCATGATTATGTTATGGATATGGAAAACGAAGATGACTATGAAAAAGAAGATGATAGGACACTTGTAATTACAGGAGAAGAAGGTAATATAGTACACCTA